GATGTGAGCTTCATCGGGTCGCCAGCGGTGGGGATGACGCCGTTGTACGTCGACAGAGCCGACGACGAGTTCGGGGTCATGATCCCCAGAGGGTTGAACCGAGTGTCCTCTCGGGTCTGGTTGTTGTTGATGTGCCACGCTGACCGGATGGTCACTGCCTGCCTCCTACCAGTACGCCGAACGCCAGGTGACCGTCAGGGTCGACGCCGGATTGGGGGGGTTGTCGTCGGATCGGAACGCCAAGGCCGACGACCCCGGGGGCAGGACGAACGAGCCCTCGGGGACACTTCGGGTGGCAGCGGTGTACAGCCTGTTCGCGGTCGTCCCGTTCAGGGTAACAGTACCCTGCTGGGTGTCCACGAACAAGGTGTCGGTAGCGTCAAGGGCGATGTCGTATTCGAGCACCAGGCCGTTTTGCAGATTGGTGATCGAAGGGGTCGAGCAAGGTCCCTTGATGGCGAACAGTGGGTGTGTCGGTGCGTCCCCGTAGTTGGTGGCGTCGATGTTGCCCGTACTGCCGGGTGTACCCCAGTCGATCGGGTACACAATCGGGAAGTCGATACCATCCTCAGGCTGAGGCAGCTCGGTTGTCGCCTGCGACTCGATGAGGGTGTACTTGCGGGGGTCGCTGGCCTCGAACTGGATTGATCCCCGGGTGAGGCCGGTCCGGTTGGACCGACCCACCGCGACGGCTCGACGGGTACACCGAGCGAAGATGATCAGCGGCGTCTCGTCATCGAACAACACAACCAACGGGACTTCGTCGGCTGCGTCGATGGGGGTGGCGGCTGCGATCTGCCGGATGGTTCCCTGCATCTGGCCAGGTTCTGCCCGGATGATCAGGGACGCGGTCACGGTGCGGATCTGGGCGTACTGCACGCCAGGCCACGCGCCGTGATCCGACGACCGGAGGACAGTACCCGAGTCGATGCCCGGGGTGTCCTCCCATCCTTCGATCTCGTCCCACTTGAAGGGCGTTCCGGGGCCGAACAGGAAGTCACCGAACTGGATGTGACCAGGTCGCGACCCGAGCCAACTGATGGCCGCCACTGCTACCCCCTCGCCTTAGCGAGCCACTCCAGCTCGACCGCCGTTGCACGAGCCGAACCGGATTCGGCCTCGTAGTAGTTCTGGATCTGGAGCGCACGGGCGTTGGTGCCGTTCTGCGCCCCTGCCATCTCGTTACCGTACGCGTCGGTTGTGGCGGTCTGCGCCACGTACTTCTGCGTCTGGTATTGCGCGAGATTGGCCTTGCGCTGGGCGACCTTCATGTTTGCGGCCACGGCTTGAGCGACCGTTGCCTTCTTCTGAGAGATGCCCTTCGCCAGCGCGGTCATCATCGAACGACCCGAGTAGAGCGTCCAGCCCTTGCCCGAGAACGGACCTGTCTTGGCAGGCGAGAACGGCAGGAGGTCACGCGCCTTGGACAGAACGCCCTTGACTGCGGAGACCACGTTTCCGGCCATGTTCTTGATACCGTTGATCAGGCCCTGAATGATCGACTTGCCAGCCGACACCAGCCACTGACCTGCACCCGAGATCGCGCCCTTCACCTTGCCTGCCAGTCCCTTGATGGTCGAAACCACGCCGGAGATGGCGTTCGATACCGTCGACTTCACGGCGTTGAACCCGGAGGAGAAGAACGACTTGATGGAGTTGATAGCCGACGAGACGGCCGACTTCGCGCCGTTGACCAACGAGGTGATGGTGGACTTGATCGCGTTCCACACCGACGAGGTCACGGACTTGATCGCGTTCCACACCGACGTGATGACCGACTTGATCGCGTTGAACTGCGACGTTACCGAGGTCTTGACCGCGTTGATGATTGACATTACGGCCGACTTGATCGCGTTCCACACTGTGCTCGACACCGACTTGATCGCGTTCCACACAGTGGTGATCACGGACTTGATGGCGTTGAACTGGCCGGTGACGAACGAGATCATCCAGTTGACCACGGTCATGACCGCGTTCTTGACCCAGTCCCAGGCCGCTTGAGTAGCCGCCTTGATGGTGTCCCAGTGCTTGATGATCAAGCCAACGAGGGTGAAGTTCATGAACAGCGTCACCAGGAACCCGGCAATCGCCTTGATCTTGTTCCACACCCAATCCCAGATGGCCAGCGTCCAGGACTTCACGGTGTCCCAGTTCGCGATGATGAGCGCCACGAGGGCGACCACTGCCGCGATGATCCAGCCGACCGGACCCATAGCCACAATCCAGGCAGCGGCCATCTGTGCCGCCCGAATCATTGACTGTACGCCCATCATTACCCAGCCTGCGACCACGACCGCAGCCGAAGCCGCAGTGGTGGCGGCCGACCGAATCCAGCCCGCGATGACCAGGGCGTTTGCTGCCACCGCCCGAGCTGCTCCGGTCACGGCAGCAGCCGAGGAGGTCGCCCACGCGGCGATGTTGGCAGCCGCAGCGGTGGCGGCTGTTGTCGCCCAGGAGATGAGCGACGGTAGCATCAACGTGGTGATGATCGAGGCGATGGCGATGAACGTGGTCTTGTTGCTCTCGATGAACTTGGCCATCGTAGCAAACGCCTGGCCGACCTGGGACGCCACGCTCGGGATCTTCATCAGGACCGGGATAACGTACGTCCCGATCATGTTCACGAGACCCTGCTGGAGCCCGCGCTTGAACGCTTCGAGCTTCGTCCCCGCGTTGTCACGCAGGGTGTCGCCCATCCTGTCCGCTGCGCCCCCGATCTTGCCCAGGCTGGCCGCTGCCTTGCTGGGGTCGATCGAGAACAGAGCCTTCTGCATGTCCTCGGCCTTGGTGCCGAAGAGGGTCAGGGCCAGGCTCGAACGCTGTGCCGGGTCCTTGACCTTGCGGAGAGCGTCGAAGACCTGGTCGAGTGCGGCCTTGGACTTCGGGCCACCCTCGGCAAAGACCTTCTGCATTTCCTTACCGTTGAGGCCGATGGACTTGAACGCTCCCTCGACCTGCTTGCCTCCGTCCTGGGCAATGAGGACGAATTCCTTGAGGCTGTCCGCTACAACGTCAGTATCGCGTGCACCTGCCGCCATGCCCTGGGACATGATACCGGTCGCATCTGCGGCCGACAGACCCATTTGACGGAAGATCGTGCCATACTCGTTGAATGTATCTGCAATGTCGTCCGCCCGGGGTCCCATAACCTGCAAACCACGGGTAATGACGTCCATAGCGGACTGAGCATTTGGGGCTAGGCCGTTCTTCATGATCTGGCCGACCGCGTTTGCGGCTTGTCCAAGATCGAGATCGAACGTGTTGGCCAGGTCGCTCACGTTGGTCGCGATCGACTTGATCTGGGCGTTGGTTGCGCCTGGGGGCGTGAGGCCAGCGGACATGGTCGCGCCGATCGCGTCGGCTGCGCCCTGGAAGTCCTCGGTAATGGCGTCGGCGTACATCGCGCCAGCAATCTTACCGTACTTCTGCGCCTCTGCCGGAGTCTTGCCCATCTGCGCGCCGAGTCGGCCCGTGATCTGGCCCTGCTCCATAGCGTCACCCAGTCCGGCCATCAGCGCGCCACCGGCCGCGAGGCCGATCCCGGCTGCCGCCATCTTGAGCTTAGAAAGGCCGCTTTCAGCCCCTGCCGCTGCGTCCTCGCCGCCCTGGGTCGCTCCGTCCGTCAGACCTTCTCCGACATCGTCTCCGGCCTGCTGGCCAGCTCGGACCAGAGCCCCGCTCGAAGTGCGGATGCTGCCATCCGCTCCCCGAACGAGGCCACCACCCAGAGCCTGACCGGCCGCTTGCCCTGCTCGGTCGGCGTCGCTGCCCATCGTCTGCCCGGCCTGACGCATGCGGTTTTCAGCCTGGTTAACTCCGTCATCGACCCCGGACGGGTCAATACGGATGAAACCGGTCAGTTCACCGATGCTGAGGGACAACGTCCGCCACCTCCCTCATCGTTTCGCGCGTGGTTGCTGCTTCTCAGGTGGGGCGAAGTGGCGCGCAACGCGCCCGTTTTCCACACCAAGACACCCGACGATGCGAGTGCGAAGCCAACGCCAGGACCGGGACTCAAGGAGCCCCGGCTTCCCGACGTCGACGCCGAAGTGTTGGTGTAGGTCCTGCTCGATCAGCTCCCAGATTTCGAGGAGCCCGCCCCAGGTGATTTCTGGGTGCCCCGGGGGCGGTGGCCTTTGGTACCCCGGCCTCGGTTCGTACCACTCGTGGAGGCCCGTCCTCGGGTCGACGTCCCCGCAGCCGATCCATCCCGCTGCTTCTGTCGCCGTTCCGCCCGATTCCGAGCCAGGAGTTCCGGGTTACCAGCCGCCGCCCAAAACTGTTCGGCGGTGTTGAGACCGGAACTCACCCACATGAGCACGGTGAGGGAGGCGTGGCGGAGCCACACCCAATTGACCTTGTCGTCCAACATCTGCTGGTAAATCTTCTCACCGAGCAGCATCTTGTACAGGTCGCGTTCCTCGTCGTCGTCCAGCATCTCCGTGTTGATGTCCTCCCCGCCGTTGGCGAGGTGGATGGCGATGTTGGTGATCTTCTCGATCTGGAGCCCGTCCTTGGCGTTGGGTCTCGGGATCTTGTAGATCTTCCGGTCGGGAAACAGTTCGCTCGGCACCGGCAGCTCGATCGCTTCGTCAAGAAGCTCTTCGAGTGCCTCGAACTTGCCAGCCATCAGGCAGCCAGCGGGTTCTCGATCATGACGAGGGGACCGGTACCCGTCATGGTCGCAGACACCTGGCCCAGCGCGGTGTACTCACCACCCTGGTCCTCCCACTCGACCAGGATCGTGCCCTGGTACGCCTCGGGGAGGCCGTTCCGGTCGTAGAACCGCACGCGGACCTCGGACGCCGAGCCGCTGGCGAACGCGGCCTGTCGCAGCGCCTCGTGCACGTCGTTGTAGACGAGCGTCTGGTCGTTGATCTTGCGGTTGAACGTGGTCGCCAGCTCCCACGACTGACCGGTCTTGACGTTCTCGGTCCAGCCGTCCGAGTCGTACGAAGACGCGTCCTCGATGTTGGGCGGGAACGTCGGCTGGAACTCGGTGATGCCGACCATCGGCTGCCAGTCGTGCACGTCGACCGTGCCCAGATCGACTTCGAGCTTCCACCGACGAGCGAGCGCGGTGGTGGGGGTGGGCGTAGACATTGTGCGTCCTCCGGGTCTACTAAGGGATTTGATGCGGTGCAGCACGCTCGGCGTGCATGTAGTAGTTCTCGACACGCTCTACGCGCTGGTTCGCGTCCTGGCCCATCCACGCACCGGACTGCCGCCAGGACAGTTCGACGTGAATGCCATTGACTTGGTAGTGCGACTTGTTGTGGATCAGGTCGTACACCGCGTCACTCAGGTCTTCGACCTGGCGCGGGTCCCGACTTCCGCGAAACCGGAGCTGTAGCCCCGTGATCACGTTGGTCAAGTCTGTGTCCTCAACCGGGTACGACATGATCGTCAGCGCCCGATCGGGTTTGTCTGGCGTCATCCCGAGGAAGATGCCAACCGCGTCCTCGGGGTACACGCCCGAAGTGTCGAACATGCCCAGCGACGCATCCTCGAAAAGCTGCGCGAAACCCGTCATGAGCGTCGAGTTGTAACCGCTCACGAAAGCCACCGCCTTAGCTCTTGCTGGATGATCCGAGCGCAGTCGGTGCGGCTCGTGTTCACAGCGGTTTCAAGGTACTTGGCCTGCCTTCCGGGGGCGTGCCGCCAGGTCATCTCTTCATGCTGGCGAACGGCGTACGGACTGTTGTAGGTGACCGTACCTTCGAGATTTTCCTCATCGATCGAGGTGGTGCCTGACCGCTGCAACGTCCCCTCATCCAGCGGCACCAACTTGTTGGATTCAGCGAGGATGTGCTCCAACGCTAGCTGCAAGCCGACCGCTGCCCGACGCTTGCCGCCCTGGGTCCACAACCGACGACCATTCCAATTGAGTCGGTAGTTCTGCGGCACGCCCTCACCCCCTCAGTCGAGAAATACCTCGGTGTTGGCAGGAACCGACATGCCTGGCCAGGTGTGGCGGTCTCGGGCGATGACGTGACGGACGGTACCATCTGGCGTCGTAACCTTGCTGTTCTCCGGTGGCGTGTGATCCGGCGTCGTGATGTACGAGCTGGACGAACTGACCTCCTCGCCCTGCGCGTTGCGTACCATCTTCACCTTCTCGGTGAACATACACTTGATGCGTGCCTTGGTGCCGTAC